CTTCTCACTTGAAAACCCCGAATGGGGTTTTCACTAAGCGCCAATAATAGCGGCCTCCAGCAACGCCGAATGCTGGAAGGCACGCTTTATTCGGCAAACCTGGAAAAACATGCAAGGCCTGACATAATGTCTGGCTACCATGCAGGACTCCATCAAGCTCACCTTGATACAGTTTCCAATGTAGCACATAAGCTGCAGCCTTTTGTAGAAATAGGCCAGCTAAAATATAATGCTAGCACTCAAACCTACACTGGAAACTTCCCCAAACTCATGTTGACCATAACTGATCCTAAAATACTGCAGAAATCCATATTGGTCAACCCTGAACACTACACACCAGAGTTGATGAAAAGCAAAGTGTTCAATTACTCCCACACTCTATCCGGACTTGAAATGAAGGATCTTGATGACATCTGTTGGTGTGCTGGAGGTACAAAATATAATAAAGTGGCGTTTGAACAGATACTGGGTGAAGATGATAACACAGTAGACGCCATGGTTTGGGGAAATTGCATCCACACCATTGTAGCTGCCGCAAAACGACAAATGCGAGCAGCTCCAGAACCCGATCCCAAAGTCGCTGATGACTTTTTCAATTTTTCCAAAGAGATTATTGACAAGGAGTTAGGTCCTTATCTGGACAACTTTGGGTACTCTTATGATCAATGGTTTTCACATCTTCCATACAAGAAACAACAGTTGATGACAAAAATAATGGATGCAATTGATGCAGATAAACCCTTAGAATTAGATCCACAAGAATACAAGCAATTAATACACATGTCCAGATTGGGTTTTCTTGATCCACATTACGAGGGAATCTGCAAAATTGAGGTTCAGGCTACTGATGGAAAACCCCGTATGGTCTGCTCTATACCACAACTAATTAAATTGGTCATGGGACCAATTACTTGGATGCTCGAAGATATAGCAGCAGATCATTTACGGGGGTACTGTGGAGGTAAAAACTTACAGCAGATGTCTGAAATGGTTAATGAATATGCATCACAAGGTTTTACTGCTGTAGTTGAAGGCGATGGTTCAGCTTTTGATAACACTCAGGACGTGACCCTAAAACGAATTGACCGGTATATCTACCAACGGGTCGCTGACTCCCTACACCATCTGCCAGAGCACACAGTGTTTGGATACAGTGCAGATAAGCTTTTTAAAACCATAAGCCAAGCACTATACAAAACCATGGATGTCATTGTGCTCGACCCCCGTACCAAGAAACGCCGAAAACTGATGGAATATTCAATACTTGGTACAGTATTTTCAGGAGATTGTGACACAACACTCTGCAACACCATAAGAATGGCATTATACAACAGGTACGTCATGGAACGTGCAGGGTTCCGATTTGGTGAAAATTATATATGTTATTCAAAGGGGGATGACTTCACAGTACAATACAATCCTGCATTGATCACGGCAGACTCTATAGAGGCGGCTTATTATAAATATTTCTTGAGGCCCCCAGATGATTCAACAAAGAATTTTGACTGTAGAGTCTATGGAATTGGGCAGATATGCAAATTTCTTGACTTTGGACAACTCAACAGTATCAAATTCTGCTCATTACGGGCATGGTATACAGATCGGTCTCATACTAGAATATTCCTTACCCGTGATCCTGCAAAATTTTTCACACTATCAAAGTACTCAAGGAAAACAAAATGTATGACTCAAACCAAATTAGCTGAGTATTTGATAGCCCAGGCAGTGGCGCTTGAGCAGTATTACGCTCGCTTAAACTTATTCGAGGCCATGGCTGGCATTTACAGATGGAAAGCACGACAAATTACAAGTAATTATACAATGCTCGCCATGACTACATCAGCTGCTCTAAGGCTTGGTGATCAAAGAATAACATTAGATCCACGTAAAGAAGCAGCCACCAAGAATGTTTGGTTTGGAGATTATATACAATTTAAAGACCCTACCAAAGTTCATAAAATTATTGACAACTACTGGGACTCCATTAAAATGATTGAGAACCAAACATCCACTGTCGATCTAAGCCAGGACGCCATCAACTATATCAACCAACAAATTGCTGATGAATTCTCAGTTGATGAGCTGGAGCTATTATTGGCGCCAAATAAAAGAACTCATGAACTCTAAGAAATCAAAAGTAAGTAAGCGAATGGCTCAGAAGAAAGCAAATAATAGAAGGAAAGCACGTAGATTGAGAGCCATCCGAGGCTTAGCAACCAACAGAAGAACGAGTAGAATGCCAGCTGCATTCTCCCGTACTTTCTCAAAACAATGGAGAATCTTGTCGCAAGATGCAACATCAATGACTGTCAGTGGTCGGGATCTGATTTATCAGATACCTGACTCACTTGCCGGCGTGCAGGGAACTAACTTAATGACCTTCATTCCTGCAAACCCTGCATATTGGACAGGTACAAGAATGGCCTCCATGGCTGCTGCTTATCAAAACTACCGACCTATATCGCTTAGTATTACATATGTTCCACACTGTGGATCAACACAGGTTGGTACAGTAATAGGAGGAACCATATGGCAGCAAGCCCCACAAGCAGACGCATTACAACAAACCTTGCAAACATCAAATGGAGGATTCATGACTCAAGCTTTCATGACCATAACCAAAAATATCACACTTGGGTCAAATTTACAAAAGAACTTGTACCAAGTCAGTGGTGACCTATCTGTTGACTCAAAT